GCAGTGCACTCGTGGTCCCGAACTTCTTCTGCAAGAGCTTCACGGTCTGATCGAGCACGGTCTTGTTCGACATCACATCTTCTCCAGAAGCAGAAGCGCGTGCTCCCGCTCCAACTGTTCGGCACGTCCGGGAACACCTTTGTGCCGAAGCCAGCGTGCGATGGCTCCGACGTCGTTCATGTGCACGCGAGCTTCGCGCGTGCGCGGGTGGCGCTTCTGCACGAACAGCGGAGCAGGCATCGCGCATCCGCTCACACCGAGGATCTCGCGCGCTTCGTTGAACGAGAGCGCGCCATACTTCAGGAACTGTCGAAGCGTACGCATAGTGGACGCCGATGGAGTTGAACCATCGCCCTGCATCTCGGTTGCCGACGTAGCCGCGGGCGGCGGCAGTCGAGAGAGGCAGTACACCGTTCGCGCCCATAAACCCCCAGCCCCGGAGAGGGTGAGTCTCCGGGGTTGTCCACGCCTGGGGGAGCCGCGCAGGTGACCGTGCGTGCAAGGGAGCAGCAACGCTCGCATCGCGACGGCCGGGACACTGAGACCTTACATCTACAGGTCGTCGTCGTCCACGTCCGCAGTGCTGTCGTACACCTTGCCGGCGGCACCTTCGCCCACGTCGTACTCACCGCCGCCCGTCTGCGGCTTCGGCTGTGGGCGACGCCCTGCGAGCATCTCCTGGATGTCGTGGTCGCTCGGGACAGCGGCGAGCGATTCGAGGTTGTGCATCTGCTGGAGCAGCTCGGTCATCTCCGCGTTGTCGGGGAGCAGCGGACTCGGTCCCTTCGGGTCCACGGCCACGCTGTAGCGCGTGTTCTTCTTCTCGCCCGTGCGGATGATGATGAGGTCGTAGCCGTTCACGGGGTGCGTGAAGTTGAGGCCGAGGCCCTCGTCCGGGTCACGAATCTCGATGAGCTTCTTGTGGATCATCGTGCCGAACTTCCAGACCTTCCAACCCTCCTCCGGCGCAGCGCGCTGGAACACGTTGGCGAAGAGCTGACGCTGCGGGAGCAGGTTCTCGCCGCGCTTCTGATCGACGGGGTTGTTCGACGCCTGCATCTGCTTCGCCTTCGTGCACACACGGCAGGGGAGCTTCGCTTCCATGCGCGGGCAGACGAACGCGACGGAGTTGTCCAGCCCGGGGACGTCGACGTAGTGCATCCACACGGGACGCCAGGGCGTCTTCGTGCCGGGGCGCGGCGGTCCCATGCGCAGCACAGTCTTGCCCTGCGGGAGCGCGCCGAGGTTCTTCGACTTGCTCGACTTCTTCGAGTCCTCGCGATCCTGCTGGAGCGCGTCGAGATCGAAGTCTTCGTACAGTGCGAGGCTGGTGTTGGTGTTCTTGGTCGGTTGCTTTGCCATCTGGGTACTTCTTCTCTTTCGTGTTGGTTCGGATCAGCCGTGAATGTGTGCGTCGCGCATCTCGTTGCGGAGACGCGGGTTACCGTCCATCTCCTTGCGGACGGTGGCGCCGAGCGAGATCAGCATGTCCTTCTTCGCGATGATGGAGTCGACGACGCCGCGCGACTTCAGGCGCTCGACCTCTGCGTCGATCTTCGCGATGCGTGCTGCGATGTACTTCTGGTCGGTCTGCACGCGCTCCTTCACCGCACCCTCGGTGACCTTGCTGCCCTCGTCGGCGAGGCGCTCGCGCCACTCGATGTGGAGCGCCGCTTCGGTGCGATCGAGTTCGAGGTCCGCTTCGAGGTAGTTCTCGTGCGCGAGGGCGTACTTCGCGTTCCAGTGCGCGAGATCGGCCGAGAGCCGCACGAACTCCTCGTGCAGGTTCGTCGGGTCGATGTGCGTTGCGCGGGTGCTGTACTCGTCGGGTTCGATGTCGTTGGTGTCCATGTTCATCCTCGTGTGAGTAGGTTGTGCGGTTGGAGTTGAATTCTGCTCAGTCCTTCACTTCGATCATCGAGCCCCAGGAACGACCGTACTTGAAGTCGACCTTCAGCGGTACGCCGCCTGAGTACCAGCCGGACATTACCTGTCCCATGATCGCGATGGACTCGGCGACCTGATCGTCGCGAACCTTGGCCATGATGGAGTCGTGCACCGTCAGCACCACTGTCGCGTCCAGTCCTTCGTCGTCGAAGCGCTGCTGGATCGGGTCGAGCGAGCGCGTTGCGTAGTGCGCCGCAGTGCCCTGCACGGGGGTGTTCCCGGTGATGAACACGTGGCCTGAACGGCGCACCACGAAGAACGTGTTTGGCACAATCGGACACCACACTGATGCCTTTGCACGGTACGAGCGCCAGTGATGCCACATCACCTGTGCCTTGTCGCGCTTGAGCACGGTGACCGCCCACACGCCTGTCATGCGCGGCACATTGCGTAGGTGGCGCGACTTCGGCTTGTACTTCGACATGTCGCGCCACTTGAGTGAGGACGCCTTACCAGCAGCAACACACAACGCTTGAAAGGCGTCCGCAGTCGCTTCCGACCGCGTTATAAACACAAGCTTGCCGCCGCTACGGCTGCCATCACCGTCTATCATTGTGTCAAGGAGCAACTGGGCCTGCGCACCGTCCAATGACGCGACGAACTCGTGCGTGAGTTCTCGTGTTGGAAACAAGCGCACAAGGTCCTGCTCACGCCAATCCCAGTGCACGAGCTGATCGCGTTGAACGACGCGGCGCGTTGCGATTGGGCGTTCACGTTGTAGCAGCGCGTCGATGCGCGCGACCTTCTGCGGATTCGCACGTGCGCTCTGGCACAAACCGACAGCGCGACCTGGCTTCGGTTGTGGGCCACGTAAGCCCTTACGCCCTGTCACGCGCCGAGTTTGTTTGATGTACCCATCGGTGAGGAACCATCCGGCCAACTCAACAAAGTCATTCCCATATGTAGCCGTGTTCGACCACAGACCTGTGCGGTGGATACGGTCGTCGCCGTGCTTTGAAATAGTTGCCGACGTGCGCACAACGTTGGCGCGTAGGGACTTGTTGAATGTGAGCCAGCGGTGATCCGGTGTCGTCACTGCGTGAAACGATGCGGATCGAAACTCGTACAAGTCGCCCACATAGTCAGGCCACAACTTGAGATCCGTCGGTAGCTGCCACTCCAACACCCCTGTCGCTGGGTTCTTCGTAAGTAGCTCGTCCTGCATTGTAAGCTCGAACCCCCGCACCCACCCACGACGAGTCAGCGCCTCGGTTTCGTCGTCTAGGCAGTTCCACGCCGCGTTGCTCGCGTTGCGCAGACGCCCGCGCGATTCGTCCGCGCCGCTCTCACCGATCATCGGAAGCGGACGCCAGTTCGCAGGCTGTCCGTCGAGGTAGACGAACACGCCGCCGTGCTTGCGTGCTGCGGCGACGGTGTTGTCGATCGTCTGCTTCAGCTTGCGGAACTTGCCGAAGACGAGCGCGACGAACTTCTCCGCATCGCGCGTCGGGATGCCGAGCGTCTTGCCGAGCTTGAACGCAGGCTCCAGGTCGTAGTTGACCTGGAAGTTCATCGACTTCGCAGCGCGTCGATACTGCTTCTTGAGCTCCGGTGTGAGGGCGTCCCAGTCCGTCACGTTCCACGCGACCGGCGCGACGAGCTGCGCAGTGCGTTCGTGGAAGTCGTGCCCGGAGAGGAACATCTCGATCATCACCGGGTCCTGCGAGAGCATCGCAGCGATGCGAAGTTCGAGCTGCGAGTAGTCCGCTTCGACCAGCATGTAGCCGGGCGGTGCGATGAAGATGTCGCGGCTCATCTTCCCGAGCACCGGATCGCGGTCCGGCGAGGGGATGTTCTGCAGGTTCGGGTTCTTCGACGACATGCGGCCGGTGTTATGGGTGACGACCCCGCCGGTCACGTGACTGTGGTCGATGTCGACAGTCGCGCCGTAGGTGGGCTCCGCCGCTTCACGTTGGACGCTGACGACACTGACTTCGAAGAAGTCTGCACGCGCACCGACGATGTGCTCTTCCGACTGCCAGCGCTTCCCGCTGCGGATGTCACGGATCGTTTCACGGGCAACGCCATACTTCTGAGCGAGCTTGCTGTCCGACACACCTATCTTGGACCAGCGGCCACCGCCACCAGCGGTAGGGCGCGACGTCGCGCGAATCTCAGCAACGATCTCCTCCGAGAGCTTCAGTTGCGGGTGTCGCATTCGGCGCTTCGAGAGCGTGCCGTGCCGCGATGCGTCTCGGTGGTTCTCGGAACTCGTGCCGTACTTCAGGTTCCCGGCAGTGTTATCCCACGCAATGCCGTTCATGTGACGAACGTGCACCTGCTTCTTCCCGATGCAAAACGCGCCGGCCACGAGACGATGGACACCAAAGTCCTTCCGATCACCAGTACCGCGCGTCTGCGCACCGTTTCGGTGCAGGCACACCTTCAAGTGCCCCCATCTCCCCTTCGGCTGGAGAGCGAGAACGTTCCCCGTGCGCTTGTTCCGCACGCGCCCCCAGGACGATACCTCGAATGCGGTCCAGCCCTTCACATGGCGCCACTGCTCGGGAAGTGAATGCGCGAGAACGAGCTCACCCTTCACGAGTGCGTCGGCGCGCTTCCACTCACCATCAGGGCGCAGGTACTTGTGGTCTGCCGTCGTGCGCAGCTCGAGCCCGTTGCTGAGTGTTACGCGGTAGATCTCGCTTGGCGCGTTCACACACGTCGCAATCACAAGCCGTGGCACGCCTGTGTGCGCAATGACCTGATCGCCAACACGCACCTTCTCGGCTGGGATGTACCCGCGATTTGTGAGCACGAGTTCGCCTGCTGGAAGGCACCCTGCACCGTCGAGGAGGAACGTCGTGTGGATGCGGCCGTCGTCGCGGATGTACGCACGCGCTCCGCGCCCGTTCGTGCTCTGCACCTTCACCAGGTGTCGGTACTCGAGCAGCGAGGCGATGATCGGATGCTGCCCTTCGAGCTCATGCAGCACCTCCGCGTCCGTGCTGTTGCCGTCGATGCGGGGCAGGCGCAGCTTGCCGAAGAGCAGCTCGCTGAGCTGCTTCGGTGAGTCGTAGTTGATGTCGCCGTACACCTTGAGTTGTGCTTCGAGCGGCTGGATCTTGGAGTCCAGGTACTGCTCGAACATATCGAGCGCGATGCGGTCCACGTGCACGCCTTCGCGCTCGATCCGAACGAGCGCCTGCATCGCAGGGAGCGTCACCTTCTCCCAGACGTTCACGAGGTTCTTCTTCGCCATCAGTCGCGGGGTGTACTGGGCGTCGAGCAGATCCGTCGAAGCCGCGTCGCGCGCGTTGTACCGAACGCGCACGGTCGGATTCATGAAGCGGTATGCGTACTGGATCGTCTTCGCGCGTCCAGCACGGAGCTTCTGCAACACCTCTTCGGGGACGTGCTCGCGCTGGACGTACTTGGGCTCGTAGGGCTTGCGCGGCTTGCCCGACTTCAGCGGCTTCTGCAGCGGTTCGCCGGCGAGCTTCGCGAGGTCCTTCTTGATGAGCTCGAGCGCGTCCTGCGCTTCGCCTTTGTGCCCACCCATGCCGACGGTCTCGGCTGCGTTCTCCAGGTCCGCACCGACCTCGCCGTCGAGCAGCTTGCGGGACAGGCGCGTGTCGCGCTTCATGCGGCGCGACGTGTCGATGCCGAACTCGAGCAGCACGGCGATCGTGTCGTACTTCAGGTTGTGCCCGACGGTGTCGACGTTCTCGAGAATCGAGACAAGCACCTTGCGGTGCTTCGGGTTCTCGATCGCGTCGCGGTCCCAGGTGAAGCCGTGGTCGCTGCCCGCTGCCCACAGCGTGATCGTCTCGATGCGGAAGTCTTTGTCGAACACCACGCCCGAGGTCTCAGTGTCGTAGATGACCTCGCCTCGCAGCTCCGCCATCGCTGCCGCTGCCGTCGCACCGTCGTGCACCGTCAC